CAGGTTTAGAGTTGTATGCGTAGGGAGAAGAGGGGGAAAAACTACTTTAGCAGTAGAGGAGATAAAAGGAGTGGCGATTTACAAAGAGAGTAGGATTGCTTACATAGCGCCGACCTACCAACAAGCAAGGGATATTGCTTGGCAGATGCTGGTTAAAGAGTTTAAGAAAATAGCGGTTAAGATAAACGAGAGCCGGTTAGAGTTGGAAGTAAAGAATACAAAAAATACAACATCGCTTATTCAACTGCGAGGATGGGAGAGCATAGAAACATTAAGAGGGCAGTCCTTTGATTTTTTAGTAATAGACGAGGTAGCCAGTATGCGTAATTTTTGGATTAACTGGCAAGAGGTTTTAAGACCAACTCTAACAGATAGAAAAGGAGAAGCGTTATTTATATCAACGCCTAAAGGTTTCAATCACTTTTATGATTTGTATAATACTGAGCTAAAAGACAAGGATTTTAAGAGTTTTCATTTTACGAGTTATAATAATCCTTATATCCCGAGTGAAGAAATTGATTTAGCTAAAAATCAAATGACTCCGGACCGATTTGCTCAAGAGTATTTAGCTGATTTTAAAAAGACGGAAGGTTTGGTTTATAAAGAATTTAGCAGGGAAAAACATTTATATGACATCCTTCCTCAAGGAGTTTATCAATACATAACTGGAATTGATTTTGGCTATACTAACCCGGCTGGAGTGGCTCATATTTATTTTAATGGCGAGAAGTATTATTTAGAGGATGAATGGTATAAAAGAGAAAGAACGGAAACACAGATAGCGGAGTATGTTGCCCAGTGTAAATTTGAAGAAGCTTATCCTGACCCAGAGAATCCTTCTGCTATAGAAGAATTAAGAAATCGAGGAATAAATGTAAGAGAAGTGGCAAAAGGTAAAGATAGCGTGGTGTCTGGTATCCAAAAAGTGAGAGAACTTTTATTAAATAATAAGTTTTTAATCAATCGGAAGTGTATTAATACTATCTATGAGTTTGAAACTTATTCTTACGATGACGAAAAAAATGATAGAGAAAATAAAGAAAAGCCGATAGCGAGTAATAATCATCTTCTTGACGCTATTCGTTATGTTGTGATGATGACTTGGGATATAAAACAACCAAATAGACACGAACTTTATGATTTACAAAAAATAAGGCAGGAAAGAAGAAATGAATTTGTCTAATAAAAAACAAGAAACACTGGGAGAAGAGATGACAAGAGAGTTTGAGAGTATTTATAACTCTTATAACGACCCTGTGGAACGAAGTCGGAGGATAGTAAAAAAAAACCGAGAGGAAATAGTTAATGAAAAGGTTGACGATTTTGGTATTTATTAAAAATATGTTATAATTATAAACAAATGGATTCATTCTTTAATAAAATAGAGTCAGAAATAGAAGATTACATAACAAAAGAGGTTGATATTTCTGATGGTGTTAAGTTTTCGCAGTATAAACTGAATAAAAGAATTAGCCTTTATCAAAATCAAGTTTATCCAAAAGGAAAAGTTGATAGTCAAGGAGATTATAAATACTGGTTTGATATTATAAATCCTCGTGTTAACTCTGAAATAAAGAACATTGACTTTGACACTAAAGACGTTTCTGTTTATTCCGATGGAAAAAATGACGCTTTAGCGATCTTATTGACTAATTTAGAACTTTCTAAATGGTTCAAAGACAACAATAAGGGAGAAGAATTTAATGACGATATAGAGGATTTTTCTTCTTGGGGAAACATAGTTTGGAAAAAAGTAAAAGAAGGATATGAAAAAGTTGATTTGCGTAATTTTTATGTTTTAAACCAATCAGCAAAGACACTTGATGAAAGTGATGTGATTGAGCGCCATCTTCTCTCTCAGAGCGATTTAAGGGCTAAAGCGGGCACTTGGGAGAATGTGGAGGAAGTGATTAAGACCTGTGGCAATAAAACATTTTCTAAAACAGAAAAATCAAGTAAAACAGATTCTTCTTCTCCTTTTTATGAAATTTATGAAAGAAACGGAGAGATTTCAGAAAAGGAACTTAATAGTTTGAATGAAAAAGAAGGCGGAAGCGAGGAAAAGTATGTTTTAGCTAAAGTAATTATTGCTGGGTTAAAGAAAGGAGAAAAAGGAGGCAAGTATGTCTTATTTGCTGAAGAAATAGATAAAAAACCATACAAAGAAGCTCATAGAGGAAAGTATGAAGGGAGATGGTTTAGAAAAGGATTGTATGAAATTTTATTTGATTGCCAAACAAGAGCTAATCAGATAGGAAATAATTTAGCTAAGGGTTTAGAATGGGCTTCAAAGACAATTTTTAGGAGTTCAGATACTCTAATAATCCAAAACGCTCTAACTGATATGCGGAGCGGGGATATTATTAAAGCAAAAGAATTGGCGCAAGTGGAAGTAAGGATGCAAGGATTCGACCAGTTAATAGCTGATTGGAACAGAAATATCCAAGTGGCTGACGCTTTAGCTAATTCCTTTGAAGTTGTCTCTGGGGAAAGTATGCCGTCCGGAACTCCTTTTAGGTTAGGAGCTTTAATGAACCAAAATGCTAATAAACTTTTTGATTTTTTAAGAGAAAAACTGGCGATTGCTTTATCGGATGTTATATATGAATGGATTTTACCGAAAGTAATGAGCAAGATAAAAGGACAAGAGGTGATTAAACTTACAGGAAGTGCCGAACATTTGGAAGAATACTATAAAATGGCGGCTAAAGCGTGGTATATTGATAACTTGTTATTGTTTCCTCCGCACTCTACAGAAGAAGGAGAAGCTCTAATAAAGATGAAAACAGAAGAGATGAAACGAGATAAAAAAGCGATGTTAAAGGTAGAGCGAGGTTTCTGGGATAATTTCAAACCAAGAGCAAAAGTGGTTATCACTGGAGAAAATGTTAATCTTCTCTCTGAATTAGAAAGTTTGTATTCTTTTATTCAGTTAGAAACTGATCCCGTGAGAAGAACAGCTTTAGTGGAGATAGCAATGAAGAAAAAAGGAATAGATATTACCGCTTTACCTAAAAGTCCTCCGCAACCTTTGCCTATTCCTCAAACAGCAAAACAGCCAGCTAATCAAGGTCAACCAGTATTAACTTCTTAATATGAATGAATTAAAGAAATTTTTAGAAACGGAAGCGGGAAGAGAAATGAAGAATTTTCTTTTATTAAATTATTCAAAGTTAAACAGTTTGGGGATGGTAAAAGATATTGATAATGCCGAAGAGCAGGCATTAGAACTGAAAGCGACAAAAAAAGCGGTTAAAATACTTGGGAACATATTAGGACAAATAATAGATTTAGAAAATTTTGAAGAAAACAAAAGGTCAGATAAAGACAAATTATATAATTTATGATAAAATGTGTTTGTGGAAAAGAATTTAATAGTGAGAGAGGATTTAAAATTCATTTTTCAAGAATGGGAGAAGGACATAAGATAGAAATGCCCGTAGATGCCCCTAATTTGCCCGTAGAACCATTAGAAGGAGAAAGTATTACAAGTGTTCCATATGAAGAAGAAAAGGTCGTTATAGAGTCAAATAGAATAGATGTGCTTGACCCTAAAAAAACTATTGCTGATGTTGTTATTCCAAAGACAGGCGAAGTGGTTATAAGTTATGATTATGAAAGACACGGAGAACGTTTTGCTGAATATGCTGTTGGTATGGCAAGAAAAAAGGGTTTAGAAGTAAAATTTAGATAAATATGGCAATAAAACAAGTAGCTAAAGGAGTTTTTGAGTTTGTTTCTAAAACTGCTAAAAAGACAGGTTCTGTGGTAAGAAAAGTAGCTGATAAAACAATAGGAAAAGCTATTGATGAGACTATAGACCAATTGTCAGGCATTGCGAGAGATAGAGAATTTCTTGAGAGTGAGCAGTATAAAAATATGATAGGAGAACATCCTGTTATGGCTCAAGGATATTACGACCAGTATAGTAGAAAGATGGATAAAATTTACGGGAAAGGTTGGGAAGAAGAGGAGAAAAGGAAGAAGAAAAGAAAGTAGTTTGACAATTAAATAAAACGCATTAAAGGACGGTTTTGTCTTGCCTTTTTTGCGTTATAATGCGTTTCGCAAAGAAGGCAAAACTGAGCCGTCCTAAGTGGGCGGTTTTTTATTATAAAAATAATAGGCATATAGCCAAAAACAAAAAAATGGAAAATATCCAAAAAGAAGAAGCTGAACTTAAGGAAAATCAGCAAGAGGAACAGGAACTCTTAAAAGAGCCTGAAGCTGACGAGATTAAAAAATCCATTATTGATAAATATGGATTAGATGAGGAAGTAAATAGTGATTTAATTGAAAAATTAACACAAGACGAAGTCAGTCATAGAAAGTCTTTAGCAACAGCTATTAAACAAAAAATTGGCTGGAGAACTAAAGCAAATACTCCTCGTGAGGAGAAAAAAACAGAGGATAAACCTCAAATACCAATTTCTACTTCTGTCTTTGATGAAAAAATAATAGACCAGAAGTTAAACGAGAAGTTGGAAGAAAGAGAGCTTCAATCGTTAGAAATTAGCGATGAACTCAAAACAGAATTAAAAAACTACGCTAAAGCCAGTAACCTCACCGTTAAGCAAGCTCAAAATTCGGATTATTTCAAATATCTGAAAGAAAAAGAGGAAGCAAAACGGAAAAGCGAAGAGGCCTCTATCGGCGGAAAGCGTAGAGCTATAACTCAAAATAGTTTTTCTTCTGTTAAACCTAAAGACTTTGACCTTTCTACCGAAGAAGGAAGGAAGGAATACGAAGAATATAAGGAATGGCGGAAGAATAATAAATAGAGTTTAGATTAACAATTAAAATTATAAATGGCTTATATTTCAAACTTAGCTTCTCAAGACTTAACAGTCTTTGATCCAGAAGCGTGGTCGGCCGAGATACAAAAAACTTACTTCAAAGAGAATGTTGCCAGAGCTTTTGTAAATGAAAGTTTGGCTTCTGAACTTACGGCAGGAACGAGAATAAATCGTCCTTACCGCAAGACCTTAGTCGGAACTGATTACACAAAAGGCACAGCGATTTCTTCTTGGAATGCTCTTGGAGGAACAAATGAGTATCTTGATGTCGACCAAATTAAAATAGTCCCTTCTTATGTTGATGATTTAGACGCTCTTCATAACAAATGGGATATGGCGATGCAGGCGGCATCGGATTCAGGAAGAGCATTGAATAACTTGATAGACCAGAAAATTCTTTCTCGTTATCAGGATGCTTATAGTTATATTTCAGCGCAGGATTTGGGAGGTTCGGGAACGGGTGCTTATGCGATTGGTTCTTCTAATATTAAAAATCTTTTTACGGTAGCGGATAGAAATCTTAATCTTTATAACAGAGGATTGGGTAATCGTTTTGCTGTTATCGGACCAAGATTATTGGAACAGATTAAACTTGATGTTTCTAATCGTGAAACAGCTTTTGGAGACAAGGTTTATGACAATGGTTTAGTTGGACCAAGATTTGGATTTGATGTTTATTTGTCAAACAATGTTCCATTTACAGCAACAATAACTACTTCTTCTATTCCTGTAGATGGAGAAACATTTACTATTGGAGGGGTGGTCTTTACTTGGGAGGCTCACGGAACAAATTGTTCTTCGGCCGGAGAAGTTGACATTGGAACAAATGAGGCAGAAGCATATGCGAATTTGGTTTTAGCTATTAACGGAACAACAGCTGGAACAACATCAACTTATTATGATGTTTCCGATGATGACAGAGAGTTCCTTCAAATGGCTGGAATTACTGCTTCGTTTGATACTCATACATTAACTATTTCAGGTTATGGAGATGTGCCAATTACGGAGACGACAACTAATTGCGCGGTAACGACAAATGTTCAATATCCTATCTTCGGTGTTAAAGGAGCGATTGATTTCGTGGCGTTAAAAGAACCAAATGTTATTTTCAGACCTTGCGAAAACTTGCTTGGAAGGAAAATTTACGCTTGGACTAATTATGGCGTAAAGACATTTACGAAAGAAAAGAAATCTCTTGTTTACGCTAAGATTGATACAAGTTCTTGGTTGTAGTTGTTTAGAAACGCATAAAAGTCGGTCGGTAAGAGTGTTTGAAAAATAACACCTCTTAAAATAATTAAGACAAAAATAAATGGCAAAATTCTTTAATCGTGCGTTAGGAATTGCTGGAGAACCAAGAGTTATAAATAGCGTTGCTTTAGTTGTTACCGAATATGATTCGAATAGTAACGTATTCAGGTGCAAAGGAGCGACAAAACCAACTGATGGTTCTGCTGGATTTGCTGTAGGAGCTGTTTGGACTGATACCGATTCAGGTGTTGGTTCAACTTTCTACATCAATGAGGGTTCTACTACTTCTTGCGATTTCAATGAAGTAGGAGCAGGAGCAATCGGTCCGACAGGTTATACCGGTTATACAGGAGCAACGGGATATACAGGACCTTCTGGTGCTGATTCCACTGTGACAGGTTATACCGGATACACTGGATTTACTGGTTATACGGGAGCAACTGGTTTCACGGGATATAGCGGATCTCAAGGTTCTGCTGGTCCTCAAGGAGCAATCGGTCCAACAGGATATACAGGACCAAGCGGAGCAGATTCTACCGTAACTGGTTACACCGGATTTACGGGAGCGACAGGATTTACCGGATATACGGGTGATTCTGGAGCTGATTCTACAGTGACCGGTTACACCGGCTATACCGGATACACCGGATACACCGGATATGGACCAACTGGTTATACAGGATATACCGGAGCAATGGCTACAGAAATAGTCACTTTGGACTTTGGAGCGGCAGTTACGCAAGCAACAGGAGCTTGCACAGAGGGTTCAGTTATTATTGGCCAGTATGTCTATAACATTACCGGAGCGCCTAGTTCTTCTCATTGTGAATTAGAAGTGTCAGGAACGGTAGTTTATGGAACTTTGACTCAAGAACCTGGTGTTGGTGATGGTGTTGGTATCAAGGTCGCTTTGCTCTTGGCTTAATCCAAGATAGTTTTTAGTGGTTTTCTATAAAAAAATCACTCCCCTCTGGGGATTAAAATTAAAAATAATAAATAAATGGAAGCATTTATATTTAATAACATTACTGCAGCAGCTCCGACAACTTCAGTTTTACGGAGAGGACAAGGAATACTTCACTCTATAACTATAAATAAAGCGGCAATTAATGGAGTAATAACTGTTTATGACGGAATAGACGCTACAGGAACTTTAATTGGGACAATTACTTCACCGGCTACACTTTTAGCTAATCAAAATACGCTCATTTATGATGTTTGCTTTAATAAAGGTTTAACGATTGTGACTTCTACAACAGCTCAAGATATAACAGTTTCTTACAAATAAGTATGACGACTTGGACACCAGAAACAAAACATTCTTCTTCTTTCACTCCGCAAACAAAGAACTCGGCAACTTGGGATAAAGGTTTAGGTTATCTTCTTCAAGAATTATCAGCTTATATCTTGCAAGAAAATGGCGGAAAAATTGTTTTACAAGAAAGTTGGAATTTTGTTAATCCGATAACTTGGACGGAAGAAACAAAACACTGAATATGATACCAAAAAGAATTATTACAATATGGCTTTCTAATAGAAAAGAATTTCCTGTTCTTATAGAAAGATGCATTAATAGTCAAAAAATAGAAGGATACGAGCATAAAATAATCACTTTAGAAAACTGCTATCGTGGTTCTAAATATGTGAATGAAGCGTTAGCAATGGCGGAAAAAACAGGAGAAGTAAAATGGTTTGTTAAAGCGTCTGATTGGTTGCGTGTCTATCATATTTGGGATGAGGGAGGAATTTATCTGGATGCCGATATGGAAGTTCTACCTAATAAAAACTTTGACGATTTATTGGATAATAGAATGTTTACTGAAAATGAAGTTTATGGAATGCCAGCCAATGCCGGATTTGGAGCGGAAAAAGGTCATTCTTTTCTTAAAAGATATTTAGATAGGATAGAGGAAAATTTCAAAGGGGACGGGGATTTAGTGTTTGAGCCTGGAGTAAGAGCTTTTGCTGATTTAATATGGATTGCCGATAAAGAAAAAGAAGGAATAAAAATATATAACACAGAATTGTTTTTTCCTTATAAGCATGGAACAAAAGAAATAAATATTACTCCGGATACCAGAGTTTTTCATCATTATGCTAATACTTGGTGCGACAACAACTTAAGCAAATTAGGAACAGATTACGAGTTTAAAAAAGTATTTTAATAATAAATTAAAAATGAATAAAAAAATTTCAATAATAATACCAACTTTAGGAAGAGAAAAAGGATTAGAAAGATGCCTTAATTCAATTAAAAACCTTGATTATCCGAAAGAACTGATTGAGACAATCGTAATAGAAGATAATCCTAGAATTGGTGTTCCTAAAAGAGTAAATGAAGGATTTAGAAAATCAACAGGAGAATTGATTATTTTTGCTTCTAATGATATAGAATTTTCTCCTGCAAGCATTAGGTTGGCTGTAGAAAAAACTAATGAATATGATTTAGTAGCTTTTAATACGGGAGAAGTTTATCCGGATGAGGGAAATATTTGCGAACATTTTATTATAAAAAAAGATTTTGTTTTAGATAAGTTAAACGGAAGAATTTTTGATGAAGATTTTAACCATTGCGGAGTAGATAATTTACTTTGGGAACAAGTAAAAAAATACGGAAAAGCAACCAGATTGGATACCGCCATAGTCAATCACTACCACTTTACAAAAGGAGAACCAAAAGACGAAGTTTATAAAAAGGGATGGGAAAAAGTTAA